ACACGGTCACCGGCAGGTATCGGCGGCGAAGGTCGCGCTGGCGCAGGCCGTTGAAGCGAGCAAGCAGATCCGCCAGAGCGCGCTCAAGGCGGTTGCCGTCCGCGGTGGCGCCGTCGTCAAACTGCTCGTCGGTGAAGCGAAGGTTGGGCATTAGGTCGTCTCCCCAAAGCCGGTCACGTTGACGTGGGCCTGGCCGGTCTTGTTGCTGCCGCCGTGAACCGACACATTGGCCGCGCCGCCCAGGTTATTGATCGGGATGGTGCCAACTGGCAAGCCGGCCGGGCCGAAGCTGCATCCGTAGAAGTGGGCCATGCCGCCGTTCTCGACGCGCACATGCTCTCCGACCATCGACGCCCGCGCAAAGTGGCAGCGCTCAAAGCAGACGGTCACGCCGGTGGGCACGGTCACAAGCGGAGCTGCCGTTGCCAACTTGCTACCGTCGTAGGTCACGCCCTCAACCTTGCAGTCGACGCGGAAGGTCGACAGCTGCGTGACGGTTGCGCCAGGTGCGCCGACCATCCGACCGTTGGAGACTAGCGGGACAACGCCGCCATGAGCGCCAGCCAGCAGCAGGATGTTGGTGCACGAGTTGTCCCGCGGGGGTGTCTCTCCCGGCGCAACTATCCGCGCGCCAAAGAGATTCAGCGTGGTGCACAGGTCGCGGACAGTGTTTGCTAGCGCCGCCGGAGGGGCATTGCTAGTCGGGGGAGTGACCGCCATTATCGCCCCCAGCGCCGCCGGGCGCCCTCAATCAGCAGCGCCGCCCGGGCCTCGATGATGGCGATCCGCTCGCTTGCAGATCGGACAAACCCGAACAATGTCGCCAACACATACTCGCCCTTGACCGAATCGGAGATCGCCACCTCGTTGATCTCTTCGTCGTCGATAAGGAAGTTGCCCGCGGTGGCGTCGGTGTGGTCTCCCCAGGTTGCAGTTCCGTTGAAGGTGCGCTTGCCCAGGGCCCACGTCGTCGGCGCGCGCATCCGAGAGCGCAGTCCATCGCCAGCGTTTTGTTGGCTGATATCCTTGCCTTGCTGGCCGTCATCGTAGTCCACGATTTGTGAGGACCAGGGTTTCCAGTCGGACCCGATGACCGTGTTGAGCAAGCCCAACGGCCACGCCGGAACGATCTCCGTGGTGGCGCGGCCCCGGCTGGACACCTTGAGCCAGAGCCCGCGCAGGCGAACCTGCACCTGCTGCACCTCGATGTGCTCGGACTGCAGAAGCCAGTCGACGGCCTGGGCCACGTCGTTGTTGGCGTGCCTGGTCGTGACGCGGCAATGGTGCCAAGCGAACAGCGAAGGGTTTTTAGTAAGCAAAACATGCGAGTCGTAGAAACTGCAGGCGCTGCCCACCCAGCCCGCACTCGCCGTACAGTTCGCGGTCTTGGGCCGCATGGTGAAGTACAACAGCACGCGCCGGTCAGGCTGCAGGTTCAATCTTGCTGAAAGACCAAACGCCGGAATCATCGTCGCCGAGTCCCAGCGGAAGGTGAGCAAGTTGCCCGCGACCGTGGCCTCGGAAACGCCGACGTTGGCAAGCGATCCGGGGCTCCACCCGCTCAAGGACGGCATGCGCTCCGCAGGCCAGAACAAGTCTAAGCACGTCGGAGCGCCAGCATAAACTAGCGGTTGCCAGTTCACAGTGTCAAAACGCACTTCAAGGTCAAAGTGCGTCAGATACGCGTTATTTTCCAGCACAATCGCAATGGGATATGTGAGGTCGCCCGCCTGCGTCACCGCGCCGCCGGGAAGCACGGTGCCGGGCTCAAGCTCAAAGGGCTTCTCGATGTAGACGCGGGTGTCGCTGGAGCCGCCCAGCAGTTCCGCCAGGTAGCCCGGGCCCTGCCGGTTGTCCTCGGTGTCCTGCACGCCGCGGTCGAACCCGGGCCCGCCCATGCGGCAAACGATGAGCGACCCGGGCTGGTCGTTCTCGTTCAACTCTTCGGAGGGGTCGCCGCCGGCAACGGCCTGGTCGTCGACCACCAGGTACTCAGGACCGGCTACCAGAACCAACTCGTTGACCACGCTCGACAGCCAGGCGCTGGGCAGGTTCTGCGAAAGCGACACGTCGCCGCGGCTGTTCGCCATGGACTCAAACGTCCACACGGCCCACATTTTGCCATCCCACACGAGGGCCGCGTTCTGCTGCGGCAACACGAAAAACGTGAGGCGCAAGTGGCGGTTGTAGACGGCGTGCAGGCCATCGAGCTCAAGCCAGTTCAGCCAGGTGCGCGGCTGCGGCGCCGACAGCCCTGTGTGCCCCGCCGCCGTGGCATAGCTCGCCAAGGGGTTGGCCAGGCCGCCGACGAATAGCGGGTCGATGGGATCGCCCACCTTGACCACGCCCGCCGTCGCGGTGCTCTGCCAAATCTGCGTCGGCCCAGCCCACAAGACCTCGTTGCCCACCATGACCTTGGCGGCGCAGCTGATACAGCCGTCGTCGTTCGAGGCCTTCATCAGCTGGCCGCTGGCGAGCGTGCCCTGCGTGGTCGACGGCACATAGACGAAACGCTCGTTGGCCGTGAAGATCCAAAGGCTATCGCCCCGCCAAGCGATCGCTGTGATCGGCTCGGGCGACGAGACCTCGATGAACTCGGTAACGCGAATGCAGTTGGGCCGGCCGCGGTCGGAAAACCAAATGGTCAGCTTGTCGGCAAAGGCAACCCGCCCGTCGATATTGCAGGCGTCCACCGGGCGGACCATCGTCGATTCGTCCAGGTATCGGAAGCCAGCCGCGAACTCGCCAGGAGCTGGAGCGATCGGCGTGACCACCGCGCTCTCGGAATACCAGGGCGCCGCGGCGCCATAGGTGGCCGTCGCCAGGTCCCGCGACCGCGGCTTGACCACGTCCACCGGGTTGTACCGCCAGGCGCCAATCGAAGGGCAGCCGAACAGCACAGAGCCCGCGACCTCGCACCACCAAACGGCCTCTGGCTTTGCGGGGGCCCGCTGCCACTGGTCGAAGTGCTGGGACTGGTCCGCCTGGTACTGCCCGCGCCAGTGCGCCGGCGTCGGCAAGTCGCCCAGGTTCTGCGCCATGTGGCGGTGTAGCGGCTCTTGCCAGGAGCGTCCGCTCGTCAAGTCGTAAATGACCAAGAGCGCGATCGTGATCCGCTGCTGGTTCACATAGAAGTTGGCCGTGCAAACGTCGGCCTCGACCAGCGTCAGCACCTGCTTGTGGCCGTTGGGCGCGACGATCGACGTGTGGCCCATCACCCGCTTGATGCCAAACTGCTCGCCCGATGCCAAGGGCGGCGCCGGCATGTCCGCAGTCAGCTGCGCGATCTGCTGAAACCCGGGCCGCGTGACCCAGGCGTCGCCGTACAGCATGACGTTCTGCGCGTAGCCCGGCCGCGTCCAGTTCTTGACTGAGACCCCGGTCTTGATGATGTTGACCAAGCGGTCGGGCTGCGTTGCCATTAGAACCTCGTGACGTGACGAGCGGAATCGTAGGCGCGGCCCTGGCAAAGCATCGCCGTGAAGTCCAGGCGCAGCTGGTCACGGTGTTCTTCCAGCTTGCCATTCTTCTTACCGTCGCGAATCGAGTAGAGCGACGCGGCCTCAAGAGCAATCAGCTCGTGGAAGTCGGTGAAGTCGTCAATCCACTCGTTCTGCCCGGCGGTCTGCTTGGACCAGTCGATGGCCGGCTCGCCCAGGTAGACCAGGCGGATCAGCTGCGCGTTGTACTCGCGGTTGAAAAACAGGTTGGTGCCGGTCAGGTAGGCGCCGGGCTTGCCCAGTTCCAGGAGCCGGCGTAGGTCGGGCACCTGCAGCACCCGTTGCAGAGGGATGCCCGCGGCGTCTTCCTCCCATAGGTCAAGGATTCGCCGTATCCGCCGCTGCGTCGCGTTGGGCCCCAGCAGCTTGACGGCGCCGCCGGCCAGGTCATAGCCGCGGCCAGTCACCGAGATAAGCGTGCTGATTTCCATGGTCTGCGGCCCGTTCTCCGCGACCATTCGCATCATCGTCTCGTAGCCCGACTTGAGGTAGGTCGCGACGTGGGCGGGGGTCACAAAGGTGACGTCGTCCTCATCGACCATCGTGCGGAATAGCAACGCAACTTCATCGACGTACATGGCGGATTACCCCTGGGGCGGCATCTGCCCCTGTTGCTGCGCCTGCTGCGCCATGGCCTGCTGCTGCGCCTGCTGCCGCTGGATTTGCATCTGGTTTTGCATCTGAGCCACCTTCATCTGGGACTCAACCTGCGCGTGCTCGATGCCCTGCACTTCCTTCATTTCCGCACGAATGCTCTGCATCCGGGCCGCTTCCATCGCAGCGTTGACGCCGGCCGGCTGTCCGCCGAGGACCGCGTTGAGGTTGGCCGCTTCCATTGCGCCGTTCACTTGGACCGGCCAGACCTTGCGGCTTGCCTCCTGGGCAAACTGCTCCGGCGTGGCCTCTGGCGACCGCACGCGCAGCAGCACGTTGCGAATCGTCTCCTGGGCCTCCGGCGAGGTCATGTAGTATTCCGGCGTCTCAACGAACTCGTGGAACACCATCTCGAAAGCCTCAAGGTCGTCGACCGGCAGGATCTCGATGTCGATGATCGGCGACTCGGCCGAGATTTGCTTGCAAGCCTCAAGCATTTCGCGAGCATGGAACAGACCGGCCATCTTCTTGGTCGTGCTCATGCCCGGCGCGCGGAACTGAATCGCCTGCTTGGCCTCGCGAGCGTTGATCAGCTGGGACTGCAGCAACGACAGGGCCCGCTTCTCGCGGTCCTCGGCGGTGGCGCGGAACATCGTCCCCGCCTCGATGGCGATCTGCGGGTTCTCCACCAGGTCGGTGGCCTGCAACGTCCGATGCACCAGGCCGCCAGCGGTCGACAGCAACCGGATCTCCCGCGGCTCGTCGTAGAAAAACTTCATATAGCGCAACACGTCTTCCATGTGCGCCGCCATGCCCAACTCCATATTCTCCATGGCGTCTTCAAGCACGGTCACGTCTTGCTGCACCAGCGTCTGCAATGCGACGCCGGCCTCGATGCCGTTGGGCCGCTTGCCGGCTGCGCTGTCGTGGATATTGCTAACGTCCTGGAACTCGACGCCAATCATGGCTAGGTTCTCAAACACGTAGCTGGGCATCGGCTTGAGGTCGGCCTGCTCGGGCTTGCCGTGCAGCGGGTTGTACGGCATTCGCCAGCCCGGCTTGCTCGTGTCGACGTCGTTCCGCACGCCGCAGTTCTTGGGGATCAGCCAGCCGGGATTCGCCATCGACTCAATGCTGTCGAACAGCAGCTTGCGGCCCTTGTTGTACTGGTTCTGAATGTCGATGAGGCTGAACATCAGCCCGCAGCCAAAGGGCACAAAGGGCACGTCGGTGAAGGCGATGCGCTGCACCGGGAACTTGCCGTATGGGTAGGGCCCAGACCACAAAACTTGGTCGCGGATCACGACCTTGTGAAGGCCCGACGATCGCTCGTAGACGTTCAACAACTCCACCCGCTTGTCGGGGACCGTGTTGTGATGGCCCTCGCGCGTGGCCGACGCCGCGGCGTCAATCTGCTTGTCGAACTTGGGATAGGCCTCCTTGATAGCCGCCGCGACGTGGAAGCTGCGGAGCCCGATCCAATCCGAGTCCTCGATGTCCATCGCCCCCTTGTCAAAGAAGACGTCGTAGTTGGAATAGACTTGCGTCTCAATGGTCTGCGTCTTCGGGTTGTACCGCGGGACCAGCCAGGCCGCGCCCCACATCACCGAAAACTGCCGGATCTTTTTGTGGATGGTGTCACCAGTGCGCCCCGACAGCAGATAGGCCTGGGCCGCGTGTTCGCAGGCCATCGCCTTCAAGACCGCTTCGGTTGTCGACGACGTGGGCAGGCAACCGATCCCCGGCATCGATGCCGCCAGCCGCGACTGCACGTTGCGGTAGATCCCCAGCATCTTGTTGATCGTCGTGCGGTTGCGCTCGCTCGGCGTCGGCTCCATCGCGGCAAAGGTGCTCTGGGCCTCGTTCCAGTAGACGTGCTGCTTGCCCTCGACAAAGCAGCGCGTCAAGTCCCAAGCCCGCACCATCGCTGACTTCTCAGCCCGCGATTCCTCGATGTCCTTCCAAAGGTCCTGCGTGCTGGTGTCCATTACCGCCCCCAGTGCTCAAGCTCGTTGCCAACTTCGGGAGCAACGCCGGCGCCAGCTGCAGACCGCTTGCGGAACGCCTCGAGCATGGCCTCGATGCCGCGGCTGCCCTGGGCAGCAGCCTGGCCGGCCCCGCCAGGTTCCCCGCCGCCGAGGGCCATGCCAGTCTGCAATCCCTGCACACCGCCCTTGACCGCGCCGGCAGGGCCTCCGACCAGGAACCCGCCGGCCGCGCCGATGGCAGCGCCAAGCCCGCCGCCAAGCGCAGCGCCTGTGCCGTCCGCCCCCATGCCTTCCGTTTGCTGCTTGGCCTGCATGCGGCGCCGCGCCAGGTCTAGTTCAAACTGATCCATGTGCCCTCAGTCCCCGTCTTCAAGGCTGTCCACAAATCCGTCGGGGTCCCAATCCGGCCCGCGGTCGATGATGCCTCGCAAGGGTAG